GCTTATAAACCTTAACGCAGCTACAATAAAAGAGGATGCGACAGAAGATGATCTAGCAGCAGTATCATCTGTAAAAGTAAAAACCATACCTACTGAAGATGGTGACATAGTAGAAAGAGAAGTAAGACTCTATGATAAGAATAAAGCTCTGGAGCTCTTAGGTAGGCATCTAGGAATGTTTAAGGATAAGGTCCAAGTATCTGGAGAGCTTGATACAGGATTAAGTAAGCTAGAGTCAATTATAAAGCAGCTGAAGGAATAACTATGGGTGAAGAGTATTTACTATCCCAAAAGTATAAAGCTTTTCTAAAGCATGATGCACCAGTAGAATTTCTTGAAGGCACTACTGCTGCTGGTAAAACAACTGTAGGTATATTTAAGTTCATGCTTAAAGTAGCTGATAGTCCTAAAAAAATACATATACTATCTGGACTAGATTTAGGTACTATAGAGAAAAACATCATAAATAAGGACTTAGGTATACTTGATGTATTTGGGCCTTTAGTTGAGTACAACTCAAATGGTAAGGGAAAGCATTCATTACCTCATATTCTCTATCATACAGCTTCAGGTGAGAAGATTATATACGTACTAGGCTATGATAATAAGACTAGGTGGAAAAAGGCTCTAGGAGGTCAATATGGATGTCTATACATAGATGAAATTAATATAGCTGACATGGAATATGTAAGAGAAGCTTCAATGCGTTGTGATTATATGTTAGCAACCCTTAATCCAGATGACCCTAATTTGCCGATCTATAAAGAATATATAAACTGCAGTAGACCGCTACCTGAATGGAAAGATGAGACACCAGAAGAAATATTAAATATGTTAACTGAAGAACCAAAGCAAGGTTGGGTGCATTGGTTCTTTTCTTTTAAGGATAATGCTGGATTATCTGAAGAGAAAAAAGAGCAGATAATCCTTAACGTACCAAAAGGTACAAAACTCTATAAGAATAAGATATTAGGTTTAAGAGGAAGAACGACAGGATTAATTTTCTCTAATTTCTCCAGGAAGAATAATGTTATTAGTTTAGAACAGCTTAAGAAGCAGATGAGGGCTAAGAAGGACCCGCTAAAGTTTATTCATTTCTCCTGTGGAGTTGATACGGCATACTCACAAGAAAGTCCTGATACATTCAGTTTTATCTTTCAAGGTATAACTAATAGGGGTCAGTTAATCATCCTGGATGAAGAAGTTTATAACAATGCTAGCTTAGAAATACCATTAGCACCTTCTGATATTCCTCCAAGGCTTATAGATTTTCTAGAGAGGAATAGAAAAAAATGGGGATTTGCAAGGGATGTATTTGTTGATTCTGCAGACCAGGCAACTATAACAGAACTTAAGAAGTATAAAAGACAATATGGTTGTATCTACAACTTCCTAAATGCATATAAAAAAGTAACAGTAATAGACAGAATTCACTTACAGCTTGGATGGCTTAATCAAGTTAATGATAGGGTTCATTATTTGGTTTTAGATCATTGTGTAAAGCATATAGGAGAATTGGAAGTTTACAGCTGGAAGGAAGATAAGTATGAGCCTGAAGATACTAATGATCATACTATTAATGCTAGTCAATATGGATTTATTCCATTTAAGAATAAGATAGGGGTAGGTGGTTAAATATGAGTGTAAGAGAGGTGATAAAGAATATGGTAATGAAAGCTTTAAACATAGTGCCAGCTCAAGATACTAGCGTTAATATTGTAGAACCTCTTAGCTATGCGGGTAATGTTTTAAAGAATAGAATCTGGTATAGAGGAGATCCTTCAGAGCTTGATCAGTTTTTCAAACAAACTGCAAGAGACGTAGTTGCTAAGAGTAGATTCTGGGCTGCAGTACCTTCAGCAGAATCAAGTATTAGAAAAATACATAGTGGATTACCTGGAGAAATCGTAGACAAGATAACTGATATTGTTATAGCTGATTTAGAAAACATTGAGCTTAAACCTGAAGAACAGCTTAAAATATGGAATGAAATAGCAAAAGAGAATAAATTTCAGGAAGAGTTACTTGGAGATGCAATTAGAGATACATTGATTGATGGTGATGGGGCTTTTAAGTTATCAATTGATACTGAAATATCCGACTATCCAATCATAGAATATTACTCAGGCAGTGATATTGATTATATTTTTAATCGTGGAAGGCTTCAAGCAATAAAGTTCTACCAGTACTATACTCATAAGAAAGAGACATATAGGCTTGAAGAGATTTACGGTAGAGGTTTTATTGATTATAAGCTTTATGATAAGGATAACAAAGAAGTACCGCTAAGTAAGATACCTGAATTAAGTAATAAGGTAAAAGTAATATTCACTGGTGACTTTATAATGGCAGTTCCAATGAGATTTTTTAAATCAGCAAAATTTAAAAATAGGGGTAGTTCAATATATGATAGAAAATCAGATAATTTTGATGCACTTGATGAAACTATCTCCCAATGGGTAGATGCAATAAGAGCAGGAAGAGTGAAGAACTATATACCTGAAGATTTAATTCCTAAGAATCCTGACAATGGCAAAGTTATGACTCCTAATCCTTTTGATAATCAGTTTATTAAAATAGGATCATCTCTTAAAGAAAATGCTGATGAAAAAATAGACCAGGTACAAGCTCAGATATATTATGATGCTTATGTGTCTACTTATGCCAGTAACCTAGATATGTGCTTACAAGGAATTATCTCGCCAGCAACTTTAGGAATAGACCTAAAGAAAACGGATAATGCAGAAGCACAACGAGAAAAAGAGAAAACTACTTTATACACAAGAGGAAAGATTATTGATGTACTAGTTGAAGTTATACCGAAACTGATAGATACAGTATTTAAGGTCCTAGATAATATGAAGGGTGTAAATCCAAAAGACTATGAAGCTTCAGTGACATTTGGAGAATATGCAAGCCCTGATTTTGATACTGTTGTTGAAACCGTGGGTAAAGCTAAGACTTATGGAATTATGAGTATAGAGCAAGCTGTAGAGGAACTTTATGGAGATACTTGGACTGAAGAAGAAAAAGCTGCAGAGGTGTTGAGGCTAAAAACTGAAAGTGGATTATTTGTAGCTGAAGAGCCTAAAGTGAGTGATGATCTAGATGATGAGGATGAATAGGCATGAGTAATCCTTATGATTTAAGAGAAATATTTGAGTCTATGGAATATGATCTTATAAAGTCACTTAAGCGTAATTTTGAAAGACACAGACTAGAAGAAATTGCAGAAGGCTTTGAATGGGAAATGTGGCAAGTATCAAAATTGAGAAACCTTGAAAAGTTTCGACAAGCTAATAGAGATATAATAGGCAAATACGCTCCTGAAACAGAAAAAATAATTCATGAAACTTTATCACAAAGCTTTAGTGCTGGTGAAAAAAAGGTGGTAAAAGCTATAGAGAATTTGGATGAGTTTACTGCCGAATTTTTATTTCCACAAGGTAAAAATCATGGAGCTACAAGAACACCTGAAAATATTTTCTTTGGCATGAATGATAAGAGATTAGAAGCTTTAATACAATCTGTTACAAATGATTTCAAAAAAGCAGAAAATGCAGTATTAAGAAAGATGGATGATGCTTATAGACAAGTTATTTACAAAGCTGAAATGAATATGTCAGCCGGAGTTAAGACATTAAGTCAAGCTATAGATATGGCTACTATAGATTTTTTAGAGCAAGGTCTTAACGTTATTGAGTACAAGAATGGCAGAAGAGTCAATATAGCTTCCTATGCAGAAATGTCACTTAGAACAGCAAGTCAAAGGGCTACTTTTCTTGGGGAAGGTAAAAAAAGAGATGAATATGGAATACACTTAATAGTTATATCAGCTCATGCAAATACATGCGATAAGTGTATGCCGTGGCAAGGTAAGGTTCTAATTGATGATGTATATAGTTCTGGTACAAAAGCAGATGGATCTTATCCTTTACTTAGTACAGCAATGGAAGCTGGATTATTCCATCCAAACTGCAGGCATACTCCTACAACTTATTTTCCTGGAATAAGTAGATTGCCTAATGTACCTGATGAAGAGCTAGGTAGAAGAAACTATCAAGCAGAACAAAAACAAAGATATATTGAAAGAAATATAAGAAAATATAAAAGGCTTGAAGCTGGTTCTTTAGATTTAAATAATCAAGCAAAATATCATGAAAAGGTTAAGGAATGGCAGGGAAAGATGAGAGAACACTTAGAAGCTAATCCACAGCTAAGAAGGGATTACAGTAGAGAAAGACCTGGACATGGGATAAGTAATAAAGATTTAAAAGTAAATAGGGAAATATTGAAACAAAAGGCAATAGGTGATAAGATAAAGGAAAGTAGGAATAAAATAAGAAATGGTGAGTATAATCTTAAGGTAAGAGAGCAGAAACAACAAGAACATATAGTAGGAACTAAGCAATGGCAAGATTACTTTAAAAGAAAAATAGAATCAAATTCTAATAATAGACCTACAATGTTTAATAGAGATGTAAATATTCAAGAGTTAATAAATGAATACAAAGGTAAGGGCACTATTGAATTTAGCAGATCAAAAGATTCATACCCACGGGAATATATAGATACCGATAAGGTCCTAGGCAAGTATTGGGATGATGTGGAAATGAGGTACAAGGATGCTAATAGATTTGAAATCGTTTATTCATCAAAGGGTGTTCATGCATTTCCAATAAGACCGCTAAAGAAAGGAGAA